ATTTTCCTGGGTATGATGGTCTAACTGTTGATTTGTGTTATCTTGGAAGAGATGAACTGGTAAAACTTCGAAAGAAGTGCGTAACAACAAAATTTAATAAGAAAACTCGTCAGCCTGAAGAAGAGTTAGACGAAGATAAGTTTTTAAAAGAATACGTTAAAGCAGTTATCAAAACGTGGTCAGGGTTTAAATATTCATACTTAGAAGAGTTTCTTTTGGTGGATGTTTCTTCTCAAGATGCTAATGATCAACTGCCTTTTACTCAAGAAAATGCAGAATTGTTAATGAAAAATTCTAATGTATTTGATACTTGGGTAACAGAAACAGTAGGTGACTTAGAAAATTTTACTGGGAGCAAGTAGAAAGAGTTCAAGACCTACTTGCTCGCTATGTGAGAGAACAGAACTCAAACTTTAATATAGATAAATATTTATCTATATGTGAGCAATTAGGCGAAGAGCCTGACCCCCAAAAGATGCCGCTTACCGAGTCAGCTTTTCCTGACGAGGTACAAGTGGCATTTTTTATGTTTAACCTTCTCTCAGATGTTTGGGAAGGAATGTCAGGATCTTACATGGGAAAGGATTGGTCAGGATGTGATCTTTTGTTTTCTATATATGCAGTAGAGGATAAAAAACAAGTTTTATACTTTATGAAGGCATACGAAAGAATACTAATGAATTATAGATTTGAAGAGGCAGAAAGAAAGCGTAAAGCAGACGAACGTAAGTCAAAAAGCGGTGGAAAAAACTACACCCATAATGTTAAAGGCTAATGGCTGATAATACGATAAATATAAAAGTAAAGATAGATGACAAAGGTAATCTATCTGTTCTTGGCAAGAAAGCAAAAGCAGCAGGAGAAGGATTAGAAAGAACTGCTAAAGGTGCTCAAACTGCAGATCGTAATTTAAAAGGTGCTGCTCGTACTTCCTCTAATTCAACTAAAAACTTTTCAAAAATGGCACAAGGAATTAGTGGAGGACTTGTGCCTGCCTATGCAACTCTTGCAGCTCAAGTATTTGCGGTTACGGCAGCATTTCAATTTTTACAAAATGCTTTTGATTTTACAAACCTTATTCGCGGCCAAGAAGCATTAACTTTAACTACTGGAGTAGGATATAAAACTATTTCAAATGCCCTTGTAGAGGCAACAGAAGGACAATTAAAATATTCAGAAGCAGCTAGAGCTGCAGCAATAGGAACAGCAGCAGGACTAACTTCTGGCCAATTAACAGAGTTAGGAACTGCTGCAAAAAATGTTTCTCTTGCTTTAGGAAGAGATTTAACAGACTCTTTCAATCGTCTAGTGAGAGGTGTTACAAAGGCAGAACCAGAACTTTTAGATGAATTAGGTATTATACTACGTTTAGATACTGCAACTAGAAATTATGCTGCTGCAATAGGAAAACCTGTTTCTCAACTTACAACATTTGAAAAAAGTCAAGCAGTTGTAAATGAAGTCTTAACGCAGGCAGAGCAAAAATTTTCAGCTTTAGAAGAGGTAATGGATCCTGATGCTTTTGCATTAAATCAATTTACTCGTTCGTTTGACGAACTGCTAAACACTTTAAGAAGGGGAATTACAGAAGGTCTTACCCCTGTATTTCAATTTTTAAACAAAAATACAGGCGCTTTAGTTGCGGCCTTAGCTTTATTTGCAGTTCCTATTGTAAAATCTATTATACCAAATTTGGAAGATTGGGGAACCTCTGCTACTGAAGCAGCTAAAAAACAAAAGGAAGCTTATCAAGAGTCTGCTGCAAACTTAAAGAAATTAACCTCTGTTACTGAGGCGGAATTTACAAAACAAAAATCAGTATCAAAATTACAAAAAAGACTTCAGGGATTAGAGTTTAGAAAAGGAAGTGCGGGAGCACAACTTCAATCGGGAGAACAAATAAGCCTTAGACAAGCGGTAGGGCTGAGATCAAGTCTTGAAAAAGAAACCGGAGCTTTTAAGGGAATAGACCCAAGAGCGAAGCAAAGAATTAAAGCAGATCTGGATAATATTGTAAATAATAGTAAAAAAGCCACAGATACAATTAAAAGGCATTGGAAAACAACCGGAGGTGTTTTAAAGATAGCAAGTGCGGGAGTGGGCACAGCTTGGAAAGGTGCGATGAGAGGAATTGCAACAGCAAGTGCTTTTGCAGCAAAGGCTGTTGATAAGGCTTTTAAAGCAATTTCTTTTATTGGAATTCTTTTTCTCATAAAAGATTTTGCAGTCCAAGCATACAACTTTATACAAGAAAAGTTTTTTAACAAAGTGAAAGAAGGCAATGATGAATTAGCGCTTCAAACAGAAAGAGTTTTAGGAAAGTATAGTAGCTTGGAAGAGGAACTATCCAGGTCTCGACAAGGAAGAGATTTAGGTATAATGTCCTTACGTCAAGAAGTGGAGAGTTTAGGCAATGCTCTTGCAACAGCAGATGTATTAAATTTCGCTCTCGACATTAATGAAATAGATAGAAGCAGTACAGAAGCTGTTGCAACTTTATCAGGAATTGCATCAGAATTAGTAAAAATAGATAAAGAATTTCAGCCGTTACTAACTTCCTTAGAATCTGGAGCAGATTTAACAGAAGCTCAAATAGCAGAACTTACTAAACTTTCTAATTCATATATAGAAGCCTCTCAAGCTAGTCAAAATTTGGTAAGATCTCAAGAACAGCTTACAGCAGATTTACAAAAACTTATTGGAACCCCAACTGCTACTATTGTAGACCAAGTTTTACAGACCAGTCAATCAAGGCTACAAGAATCTGTAACTGTTTTAAATGCGGCCCAAAAAAGAATAGATTCGGAGCTAGCAAAAATAGAAACAGCTACAGATGAAGTAAAAGAGTTTGTGCGTCAAGGATTAGGAGAGCAAGAGCAATTAGATGCTTTAAATGAGACAGTAGTAACTAACGTTACAAATTTTACTAATTTAGCCCGAATACGTCAGACACTATTAGAAAATCAAGATACTCAGTTAAGAAACGAAAGAGAAATTTTAAAGCAAACAACTCTAGGTATAACTTTTGAAGATAAGAAAATTAATCTACAAACAAAAGCTCTAGCAAGAGATAATAAGGTATTACAAGCTCGTCAAGCAATTATCGGAGCAGAAGCAAAATTAGAAGGGCTTCGTCAGCAAGGAGTAGATGCTCAAGATGTACGCCTGCTCGGAGCAGAACGAGAACTCGCTTTAGCAGAAGAAAGATTAGGAGTAGTAGAAGATCAAAATTTCTTAGATGAAATGCGTCAAGAGATGGAAGAGTACCAACTAGACACTCAAGAAAGGCTTCTAAAAAATAAATACGATCAATTAGCTGCTACAAAGCAACTGAATGCTTTGCAACTGCAAAGACTAAGAATAGAATCTGGAATTGTTTCTTTTGGATTTACTCAAGCTAGGCAACAAAGAGAAAATGAGATAAGAGCTTTAAAAGCTCAAAGATTAGTCGCATCACAAGAGTTAGAAGCAGCTAGAATAAGACTATCTAGGCGAGAATTTTCTGATCCTAATCAAATTCAAGCAGATGAAGCTGCTGAAGTAGCAGCGTTACAGAGAATAGCAACTCTTAATCAACAATTAAATATACAAGAAAGAATTGCTGATTCTACAATTAATTCTGTCAAAGCAGAAAATGAGCTGACACAAGCAAAAATAAATGCAATATCTTTTAATCCTATTCAACAAGCCTTCGAGGAAAAGTTGATAGATCTTAAAAAACAAGGTGTAGAGCTAAGTTTAATAGATCAAGAAAATTTGTTGAATGAGATTACTGCCCAGCAAGAACTAATGCTTTTACTAGAAAATAAGCAGCAAATATTTACATCTATAACTGATAATATCAGTAATGGCTTAACAAGTATAATTGATGGAACTAAATCTGTTAAACAAGCATTTGCTGATATGGCTTTAAATATCTTACGAGATATTGCTCAAATGATAGTTAAAATGATGGTATTTAGAGCAGTTAGCTCTTTCCTGTTGCCTGCAGGACCAACTCTTCCGCCTTCTTTTGGAAGTTTAGATGCTGCTAGTAGTATCAATACGGCGGGAGTAGCAAGAAATGGCGGCGTATTTTCAGAAGGAAGAAAAATGTCCTATGGAGTCGGAGGAATTGCAAGAGGACCTAACAGTGGTTATCCTGTAACTCTTCACGGCACAGAAGCAGTAGTTCCGTTACCGGACGGAAAGTCTATTCCTGTTCAAATGAGCGGAACAAATCAACAAAATAATGTTACTGTAAATGTAGCGATTGATAATCAAGGAAACGCTTCTACAAATGTAGACCAGAATGGTCAAGGAGCAGATATTGGAAAAGCTGTTGCACGAGCAGTACAACTAGAACTTCAAAATCAAAAACGATCCGGCGGAATACTTAGCCCCTATGGAGCAGCATAATGGCACTTGGATTTACAACAACTTCTACTTATGGAAGCAGAGACATTTTACCTGATAGAGGGCTTCAGAGACAGTCTACGCCTAGAGTATTAGTTGCTCGTTTTGGTGATGGGTATGAACAACGTATAGCAGATGGAATTAATTCTATTGATGAAATATTTAATGTTACTTTTAATAATCGTACAAAAGAAGAGATAGATGATATTACAGGATACTTAGGTTCCTTAAATGGAACAACTGCATTTAGCTATACAATTCCAGATAGCAATAACGGCGGAGAAACTACAATCAAAGTAGTTTGTGATACTTTTGCACAAAACTATTCTTACGATGATTTTTATTCTGCATCAGCAACTTTTAGAAGAGTATACGAAGCATGAGTGAACTAATCAGTTCAGTACAACTTCAGGATCCAGGAAGTGAATTAGTAGAGCTATACGAACTTGTGGTCGGCAGCTCTACTCTATATTTTCATTCTGGACTTGAAGAAGATTTAACAACTGTTCAATTTCGAGATAGAACAAGTCCGTATACAGTTAGAACTTATACAGCTTTTCCTATTGAAATGGACGGAGTAGAAATGTCTGCGGATGGAGCAATAAATCGTCCTACTCTTACGGTAGCCAATGTAACAAATGTATTTTCTTCTGCAATTGGAAATGTAAGACCTGAAGACTTAGTTGGAGAACGACTAACAAAAAGAACAACTCTTAAAAAGTATTTATATGGAGAAAGCGGAGACGCTTCACCTCCTGTAGAATTTCCTATAAAGAAATTTATACTCGATAGAATCTCTGGTGAGAATAATGTAGCAGTTACATATGAACTTGCTGCTCCTTTTGATCTTTCAGGAATTAAAATACCGAATCGTCAAGTAATTGGAAAGTATTGTTCTTGGCAATATCAAGGGTACTCGCTTAGTGAAAAAGGTGGATGTATTTGGAATAAAAATAGTTTAGTGTCCTATGCAGATGGAAGCGGAGGAGTAAATACTCATAAAGCTTACTTTACACAAGATAATGAACCCATAGTTCCCTCCGGAAGTGCTAATATGGGTTCTTGGGGATCTGCCGGAACAGATTATTTTGAGTATTCAGTCTATAATGCTTCTACAGCATACTCTGTAGAAGATTATGTAGAATATAATGATGGAACACAAACAACTGTATGGAAATGTATTATTGCAGGAACAGGAAATACACCGTCTACAAGTTCTAGCTATTGGGAGAAGGGCGACATATGCGGAAAGACACTAGACTCTTGCAAATGCAGATTTCAATATGTTCCCTATAGTGCTGCAAGCGCAAATCAAGTTCCAACTACAAACAAAGACACAGCAAAACCCTTACCTTTTGGGGCCTTTATAGGCAGCAAGAAGTTTAGATGATAGAAGAGATTAGAGAACATTTTAGTAATGAGTATCCAAAAGAGGCTTGTGGTGTAATTGGAATAGTAAAAGGAAAGAAACAATATTTTCCTTGTAAGAATTTAGCAACAGAAGATGAAGATTTTATTCTTGATCCAAATGATTATATTTCTGTAAAAAGAAAAGCTGATATATTTGCTATAGTTCATGATCACGTTGAATATACAAACGAAGCTAGTGAGAACGATAAAAAATACTGTAATTCTTTAGGAGTACCATATTACATATTTAGCTACCCAAGTATGGAGTTAAATATACTCGAACCAGAAATAAAAGTAAATGCTTTAATTGGGAGAGAGTATGAGTTTGGTAAGTTCGACTGTTTAGAAGCCTGTCGTGATTATTATAATGAAGAACTAGATATACAGTTGCCTAAAAGGTTACTTCCATATGTTGATGATTGGTGGAAACTTGGACACGACTATTTTACAGATGAGCATATAAAAGAATGGGGATTTACAAAAGTATACAATTTACTTCCCAATGATTTACTAATATTTACAATGGGGTCTTTAGTAGGAAATCATTGTGGAATTTATTTAGGAAACGATATATTTTTTCACCATGCAGTCAATAGACTTTCATGCAGAGAAAATTTGTACCCTCTTTGGAAAAGGTACTTAACTGGAATATATAGATATGAAACGTAATATTTATCTCGAAGGAGAAATTGGACTAAAATTTGGAAGAAAGCACTCTTTTCATGGAGAGAGTGTTCGAGATGCTTTACGTCTTATTCAAGCAAATAATCCAGAATTAAGAAAGTATCTTATAGCTTGTGCAGAAGCAGATATAGGTTTTCATATTGAAGTAGGCAGTAATGAAGTTGAAACTCCTTTAGAATGTTTACTTCCTTTACGAGAAGGTGATGTAGTAATTACTCCAGTCGCTTCTGGATCTAAGTCTGGCGGTGCAAAAATTCTCACCGCAGTAGCAATTGCAGCCTTAATGTTTGCTATGCCAGGTAGTATAGGCGCTTTAATGAGCGGAACAGCTTTTGGAGCAACTGCAGGTTCAACGGCTGCCGGACTACAAGCATTCGCAGCACTTACAGCCGCAAGTCTTGCTGTAAATTTAGCAATTACTGGTATTCAGCAACTCATGGCTCCTGATCCTTCTGTAGATGAAGAAGATGAAGGCTATCTATTTAACGGGTCTCAACGAAACATTGTAGAAGGTATGCCCATACCTCTTCTTTATGGAGAGCTACGCGTTCCAGGACATCCAGTTTCTTTTGAAGTAGTGGGAGAAAATACAAGAGTAAGTTCTTCTATAGAAGAAATGGATGACGCAGGTAATGTATTTGATGGAGGACTTTATCAAGATCCTGTTGTAACTTCTCAACTCGGAGGTATGCCTCAAACTGATGGAGCAATGGATGCAATGCTTGTAGGTGAAGGCCCCACTTCTATTGCCAGCTCTCCTATAAATTTCGGAGAAGTTGAACATCTTCCTTCTAACTTTCAAGAAGCTGTATTTACTGATATTATTTCTGAAGGCCCTATTTATGGATTAGTAGATGGAGGGGAGTCTGTATTCTTAAATGACGATCCGAGTCAGCTAACAAAACAAGCATTTATACAGGCATCAAAGACTCCTGTTACTTTTTCATTTACAAATGGAAGCACTTCAGTAACGATAAATAAGAATAATTACACAAAATCAATTCAAGCAGATACAGATAACGGAAGTAAATATATTGTAATAAGAGCTTTAGATACTAAAAGTGCTACAGTTGCTCTTTCAAGTTTATCAAATACCAAATCTGTAACTATTACCGCAAGCAGCGCCTTTTTTGCTTCTAACTATGTATACAATCCAAATAATCCGAGTATTGTTCCTGTAATTCGCCTACTTGATTCGAACTCTACAACTGTTTTTCAAGGATATGTACAAACTTTTACCTCTAGCACTGTGGCTGTCTGTACTCCTTTTTCTGGGTCAGACTTAAATCCTGCATTGACAAGTGGAAGCTATACGGTTGTTTTAGATGGTAAACTCCAAGTCGCTTCTGTAGCTGCAAACGAAACATCTTTAACACTTTCATCTAACTTTGCTGGAAATACTGGAACCTATAAATGTGATTTTGTAAGTACAGATTATGGTAAAACTTCTTTAGAAGATTCACTATCTCAAGGTTCTAAGTATGATAGTTTTGCCGTACAATTTCGTACAGGACAACTTACTCAACCTTCATTTACTGAGGTTGGTAATACTGGGCCTGGCGTAACAGCAATAACAAATACTCCTTCGAATACAAGTATAGATCTTACTTGTACAACTTATAATGACACTGCCTGTTCATTAGAAGATAGCTCAAATGCCACAAGAGAGTATACAACAGGAGCTGCAGGATTTAATTTGACTCAGGCACAGATAGAGCAGGCAGATCAAATACGAGTTACTTTCTCGTATCCACAACTTTGGAATAGAAATGAAAAAGGCGAGCAAACAGAAGCTACAGCCCGATATACAGCTTATATAGCAATTGAACAAAATGGATCTTTTGGAAGTTATCAAGAAATAACAGATACTTGGGAACATCAAGGAAGATCTAATGCTCCTCTTACTTTTAATCATGTTATAGATCTAAAGAAATATCAGCCTTTTACAGATTTTAAACTTAAGATTACTCGAACAACTTACAGTAATCTTGCTTATAATGCACAAACAAATACTTGGAATCAAAACTATACAACTCAATCTGTGGGCAGTATTACTTCGTTAAGCACAATTATAAAAGAAAATCTTACTTATCCTTTGACAGCGATGGCAAAGATACGACTAAACTCTAGAGATTTTCAACAGCTTCCTACTCGTACTTATCACTGTAAGGGATTAAAAGTAAAAGTACCTTCCAACTATGTTACAAGAGAAGAAAGTACAGAAACAGATAATGCACCTTCTTACAAAAGAAATGTAAGCAATGGTTCTATAGAAAGCACATATCAAGACTGGGATGGAAACTTTCGTGCAGATAAAGTTTATACGAATAATCCTGCTTGGATTTTTTACGATATTCTTACTAATAATCGTTACGGGTTAGGAGATTGGTTAGCAGAAACCGATATAGATAAGTACGCACTTTATAGAATTGCTAGATATTGTGACGAAATGGTAGATGATGGAAATGGAGGTACAGAACCTCGATTTACTACCAATGTATATCTTACAAAAGCAACCGATGCGTACAAAGTTGTAAAAGATTTAGCTTCTATCTTTAGAAGCATGATCTATTGGCTTGATGGAGAGATCTACACTGTTATAGATCAGCCAGGAGATCCTGTATATAACTTTTCAAAAGCTAATGTTATAGATGGAGCTTTTTCCTACGAAACTACGGGTAGCAAGACTCGTGCAAATCAAATAATTGTAACTTGGAATAATCCAGATGCTAATTACAAACTTGAAAATCTTATAGTAGAAGACCGTCAAAATATAATAAAAACGGGCAGACTTATTTCTGAAAATGCAACAGCTTATGGAGCAACTTCAGAAGGACAAGCTCTTCGTTACGGTCGCTGGAAGTTATGGACTGCGGTAAATCAAACCGAAATCGTTAGCTTTAAGACTGCAATCAATGCGGCTTTTCTTGCGCCCGGAGATATAATCAATGTACAAGACTCTGATAGACATCCGGGCAATCTAAAATATAGCGGACGAGTAAGTAATACAGGAACACCTACAACTACTTCTATACCTTTAGATAGAAGTATAACTCTTAATTCTGGATCTACATATGAACTGACCGTTGGTTTTACAGACTCTGTAGCTACTCTCGCACAGGACTCTGCAACAATAGGAAGCACATCATACAGTAGAGGCGATATTATTGATATATCTACTATTGATACTGATTCAGAGGCTTCAAATATTGTTGATGATAGTGGAAACTATGTAGATATTACCTGGAAGCCATATACAAACGTAGAAACTGGAACAGTTACTACTTCTCCCGGAACTGTATCTTCTTTAACAGTTTCTTCTGCGAGTGCTTTTACAACTGCTCCAACTGCTGAAAGCTTATGGCTATTACGAGAAACCATAGGCGGAGTAGAGGTGCTTGGATCTAAGAAAATGTATAAAATTCTTAGTATAGCAGAAGAAAGCAAGAATGAATATGGAATCACTGCAGTAGAGTTTTATAATGAGAAATATGATTCTGTAGATGCTGATTTTACATTATCTACTACAGATCCACTTTTTTCTAATCCTGGAGCAACTGATGTAATACCTGCACCTACAAACGTCTATGCTCATGTTAGCGATCTTAATTCAGGAATTGTTAGCAATGATATAATTTTTTACTGGGACACTCCTACATTTGCAGGAGATAATGTAAGCACAGAGTATAGGTACGTAGACTACTACTTAGTTAGTGCAAATATTCCAGGCTTTCCTGCGTCTCTAAAAGTTTCAAAGGAACGAAGAAGTTTAATTGCATATGATTTACCTGTAGGAACATTTACTGTAGGAATTCAGACAGTTTCTATAAATGGAAAAATGTCTGAAAAAACAAAAACTACTTTTACAATCGAAGATCCTGCTCGACAAGCAATACCACGAGCATTTGGTATGGCTCTAGGAGCAACTGTTTCTTCCCCTGCTTTTATAACCTCTACAGGAACTTTTACTTTTGAAGATAAAGAATACTTTATTTCTCCTGCAGGAGATCCTCAACTCGTCAAAGAATTTGATGGTAGTCCTGCGTCTGAATATACTCAAGACTGCTCGAATATTGCTTCTGTAAATTTTTCTGCAATTACAAATGAGATAGAGAAACAGCTTTCCTCTCATTATGTAATGTTTGATGCAGATGCTTCCGATCCTTTAACTTTGATAAAATACTATAGAGATGATGATTTAGGTTACGGATATTTTTATGATGCAGGAACGGGAAATACAACTCATACAAGCAACTGGACAGCGCTGACAGGAACTGTAAGTGTCGCAGCAAATTCTAATCGAGTAGTAGGATCTTCTACATCTTTTTCTAGCGAGTTAACGGTTGGGGATATTATTAAGTTTAGCAGCACTCAAGCTGCTCGAGTTATCTATGTAGCCTCAGACACAGATGTAAGAATTGATAAAAGCTTTACTACTGCAATTTCTGCGGGGACGACCGCGTATGAAAACACTTTTAAGTTTGATAAAGATCAAGACGCAGTAATCGCACAAATACGAAATGATAGTGGAACATTCAGATACTTTCCTGTAAGTCTCAATATAAACCCTGACTTAGGAAAACTACCT